GTTTGTGCAAAAAGACCTGATGGTAAAAACGTAATATTTATTCCAACAGGGGTAAGTGGCAAAGTGCCTTCAGCAACAGAAAATACATTAAGATATCAAACATATTCTACAACTGATACTATATTAAATTTAGAAGGAGGTTCAGAAGAAACTGAGTTAATTATTGAAAGGATAAATTGTACAAAATATGGTTCAGGAAATAAGTTTACATTTTTAAATAAGTATGGATTATTACAAGACCTTTATTTTTATTTAAAACAAGTAAAAACATTAAATAGAACTAGAGAGCAATATCAAAACAACACATTAAAAACAGGACAAGCAACTGTTACATATAGTGTAAACCAAGCAACAAAACAATCATTTAACACAGAGGCTATCCAAAGCAACACTTTTAGCTCAGGTTATTATCCTGAATATGCAAATTGTTATTTTGAAGAAATGTTGTTGTCAAATTATATATGGATGACAAGAACAAATTCTGCTGGTGCAACTGAGATTGTTCCTGTGATAGCCAAGACTTCAAATATGGTTTACAAAACCTCCTTAAACGAAAAGCTAATTGAATACACAATAGAATTTGAGGATGCGTTTGACTACATAAACAATGTCAGATAATGCAAAAACTGCAATTATTTATACAAGGCGAAAGGCTAGATTTATTTGACGATGAAACTGTGTCAATGACACAATCAATTCAGAACATAAAAGATATTGCAAAGATATTCACAGAATTTAGCCAGTCATTTACTGTACCAGCAAGTAGAAGCAATAACATTATTTTCCAACATTACGAAAATATATATATTGACAACGGATTTGATGCTAGGCAAAAGATACCCTCAGAGATACAATTAAATTTTATACCATTTAAGACAGGGTTTATACAATTAAATGGCGTAGAGCTAAAGAAAAACGTACCCTACGCATACAAGATTACCTTTTACGGAAACACAATTAACCTCAAGGATGTATTAGGGGATTCTCAGTTGTCATCTTTAGCTTCACTAAACCAATACACTTTAGATTATGATTACCTAAATATTAAAAGCAAAATGGAGGGTGGTCATCAATCAATTATAACGCCATTAATAACACATACACAAAGGTTATTTTATAATTCACACGCTAGTCAACATAATACTGCTGGTAATTTATACTATCATAATAACAGTGCAAGTGGTGGTGCTTTATGGTCTGATTTTAAATATGCTATTCGTTTATATGAGATAATACAAGCAATAGAAACAGATTACCCATCATTAAGTTTTTCAGATGATTTTTTTAGCACAAGCAATTCTACATTTTACAATTTGTATATGTGGCTTCACAGAAAAAGCGGAACTGTTTTGCCTGCTGGACAAGTAGAAACAAATTATGTACAAGTTCCTTCATTTACAAAAACTACTACAACAAATGGAAGTTTTATTGAAACAATTAATGGTGGTATTATAGTAGACACTTCTTTGATTCAGTTCGGAGAATTTAATACTAATTCTTTGAGCTTAACACCTGACTCAGGAACAGGAACTTATGATGTAAGAATATTAAGGAATGGTTCGGTGTTTTTTCAATCTTTAGATAACACAGGAACTGTTACTTTTAATGCTGGAGATTTTGGTTTATTAGGTTCAGGAACATATACTGTACAATTACATTCAACAACAAACCCAAAAGACTTTTCTGCTAATGGTATTGTTTGGACTTTTACAGGCTCTCCATTAGGAAATGTAGATATAATATTTAATAATATTTTAAAAAACAATACAACAGTAAATGCAGGAAGCCCAGCTACTGAATTTATAATTACAGACCAAATACCTGAAATGAAGATTATTGATTTCCTTACAGGGTTATTTAAACAATTTAATCTTACTGCTTATGTAGATGCTACAAACACAATCGTTGTAAAAACATTAGATGATTACTATGCTGATAGAACAAATAATATTAGTGGAGGTAATTACACTATTGACAAATATTTAAGCATAGACAATAGTTCCGTAGATGCAGCTTTACCATTTAAAGAAATTAACTTTTCGTTTAAAGGGACAAAAACATTTCTTGCAAATCAGTATAGAGAATTAAACAATCTAGGTTGGGGAGAGCTTAGGTATACACTAAATGATGCAACTTATGATGCACCTAATAATACATATAATGTTCAAGTTCCATTTGAGCATATGTTGTTTGAAAGGTTATCTGACCAAGGAGTAACTCCTGTTGTTTTAAATTCAACTACAATACAATATGGTTTTTTAGTAGATAGCAACCAAGAACCTTATTATGAAAATCCTTTAATATTTTATGCAGTTTCAATATTAGGAACATCTTTATATTTAAAAAGCGGTTCATCTACAGGTGTTTCTGTAAACACTTATATGATACCTTCTAATTCTTTAGCAGTTAATTCATCTACAAGTAAGAAAAATTTAAATTTTGGATTAGAAATAAATGAATATACTGCAACAAGTGACTTTACAGAAACTGTTTTTGAAGAAAATTATAAAACATACATATCAGCAGTTTTTAATAATAGGCGAAGGCTCACAAAAGTAAATGCTTTTCTGCCCTTAAAAATATTGTATAATCTACAGATGAATGACTATATAACAATAGGACAACAATCATACAAGATAAATAGCATTACAACAGATTTAACGAATGGGAAAAGCTCTCTTGAACTTCTAAATAATGTATGATGATTAAGGATATAATGAACTTGCTAAAAATAGCCAAAGGCGAAACTGAAAACATCAGAATTGCACAAGGAAAATACAACCTACCAAAAACAATAAAATCAACATATCAAAAGATTAAAAACGAATCCAAATGGCAACAGTAAGAGAATTTGAATTAGACGTAAATACTGGCGATGCAGAAAAGAATGTCGATGACTTAGCAAAAAGTATTGACAAGTTAGCTGAATCCATTTCTGAAAGTAATAAAGAAACCGCAGAAGGATTAAAAGATGTAGAGAAAGCATCTAAGGAAACTGCTGGTGGTGTTAGAAAGATAGGAGGTGCATTAAAAGCTGCTGGTATTGGTTTAGCCATTGCTGCATTTGCACAACTTAAAGAGGTGTTTGAACAGAATCAGAAAGTAGCTGATGCTTTTAGTACAGTATTTGAGTTTTTAAGTTTAGCATTTAATGACTTCTTCAAGTTTATTGATAGTAATATAGGTGTTGTTGTAGATTTTTTTAAGGCAATTTTTGATGACCCAATGCAATCTGTAAAAGATTTAGGAACTGCTATTACAAACAACTTAATTGAAAGGTTTAATTCGTTGCTTGACACATTAGGATTTTTAGGTAGTGCATTAGTCAAGGTATTTAGTGGAGATTTTAAAGGAGCTTTAGAAGATGCTAATTCTGCTTCTGCTGAATTGTTTGATGTTGTTACTGGTGTAGATGATAGTTTTAATAAAGTGGTAGAAACTACAAAAAAAGTTATAGGTGGTGTTGTTGAATACACAAAGGCAACAGTAAAGTCAGCTTCTGAAAATGTACAACTAGCAAGAACTGCCGAGATGGCTGCGGTGGCTAATCAAGGACTTATAGAAAAGTATGATTTACAGGCAGAAAAACTTAGACAAGTAAGAGACGAAGAAAGAAACACTATTGAAGATAGAAAGAAAGCCAATGATGAGTTAAGTGCAGTTTTAGATGAGCAAGAAAAGGCGATGATGGCAAACGCTAATGCTATCCTTGCAGCAGCACAAGCTCAGTTTGATAAAAACAATAATGATGAAAATGCTATTGCATTACAAGAAGCCAAAAATGAATTGGCAGCAGTAGAGGCTCAGATAGCTGGATTTAGGTCAGAGCAAAAAGCCAATGACCTAGCATTAGACAGAGAGCAATTAGAATTGAACGAATCTATTAGTGCTGGAGTAGCTGAGAGAAGCAAAGCTGAGAATGACTTTACCGCAGAGCAGATAGATAATGATGTGTTAAGATTACAAACACAATTAGCAAATGCTGAAAAAGAAAAAGAAATAGAAACAAAAAGATTAGAGACAAAAAGAGATTTATACAAAGAAGGAACACAGGCTTATGTCGATGCAAATAATGAATTGTTAGCTTTTCAACAAGAGAATGGTAATGCTCAACTACAAATAGAAAAAGAGTTAAATGTCGCAAAAGCGGAAGTTATATCTTCTGCTCTTTCAGGTATTGCAGAACTTGTTGGTAAGGATTCAAAGTATGGTAAGGCTATAGCTATTGTACAAGCGATTAGAGACACTTTCGCAGGAGCAACTAAGGCATTAGCTCAAGGAGGTATATTTGGAGCAATAGGAGCAGCAGGAATAGTTGCATCAGGTATTGCGAATGTCAGAAGCATAACTGCTACACCTGACCCTGAGCCTCCTGCTGGACTCGGTGGTGGTGGTAGTGCTAGTGTTCCTATCCCATCAATCCCAGCACCTCCATCTTTTAACATTGTAGGTCAGACAGGAACAAATCAGTTGGCTGATGCAATCGCAGGACAAGCACAAAGTCCTGTAAAAGCCTTTGTAGTATCTAGTGATGTCACTACTGCACAAAGCCTAGATAGGAATATTATAAAAGGTGCAAGTTTATAAATGCAAAATAGTAATTTAAAATCGTTATATAGTTATGAGAATAGTTGAACTAATATTAGATGAAGCTCAAGAGATGATGGGCATAGATGCAATCTCTATTGTAGAAAGTCCAGCAATACAAGAAGATTTTGTAGCATTAAATTCAGACGAAATTAAACTGGCTGAAGTATCTAAGGAAAAGAAAATACTAATGGGTGCTTTGCTTGTACCAAACAAACCCATCTACCGAAAAAACGGAGAAGATGATGAATATTACATTTACTTTTCAAAAGACACAATCGCTAAGGCTTCTCAGTTATATTTAAAAAATGGCTATCAAGGTAATTCTACTTTAGAACACGCAAGTGCTTTACAAGGTCTTACTCTTGTTGAAAGTTGGTTAGTCGAAGATGATGTTCACGACAAGTCAAGAAAGTATGGAATGAACGTGCCTGTTGGGACTTGGATGGGTGCAGTAAAAGTAGACAATGATGAAATTTGGAATGAATATGTTAAGACAGATAAAGTTAAAGGTTTTTCTATTGAGGGTTACTTTGCTGACAAAATGGAGAAGCCTAAAGAAGAAGATATGGAAGAAGTAGAAGCATCACATTTGCTTAGTGCTATCGAGAAGATAGTCAGAGGATAAAAATTATAAATTAAATTAAAATGAAAACACCACAAGAGTTAGATAAAATCTACAACAAGTTACCAAAGGAAAAGACAGAATTGTCAAAAGTAGAATTAGCAATTGCTGATGATGTAAAAAAACTTGCAAGTCAGTCTAAAGCTGAACTGAATGAGTTAAGAACATTTGAAAAAAGAGGATTAGCTTTTCAAAAAAATCTTACGAAATTATTTCAAGAAGGTGAGAAACTTGAAAAAGTTATGATTAAAGCTGCTAATAATTCTGATAAAACTGTTGATAGAGCAATAAAAGTTATGGATAAAGCTGATGATGCTGCAAAATCATTAGGAGTTTCATCAAAGGCTATAGAAGGGTATTCAGAATTACTCAAAAATTCGAATGAACTAGAGTTAACTGCTCAAGATATTGTAAGCCTAGCTAAAAAAATGTTTGCTTAATCTGTTAAATAGCAATGCCAAACAAAACTAATTACATACCAAGTAGGTCATCTCCTAAAGGTGCATCAAGAGGGTGTTTGTGTAGGGACAAAAACATATATTCAAGAAAGTGCTGCAATGGAGATATAATCGCACAAGGCATAGGCAACATTACAAGAACAACCTGAAAATGCAAAATTTAATTTAAACATCGTTATATAATTATGAAATCAAGTGAAATGATAAATAATATCAAAACGCTTCTTAACATCGAGGTCAAACTTGAGGAAATGAAGCTCGAAAATGGCACAGTTGTAGAAGCTGAATCATTTGAGAAAGGAAAGGAAATTTTCATCAAAACAGATGATGAAAAAGTCGCAATGCCTGTTGGTGAATATCTTCTTGAAGATGGTCGATTGGTAGTTGTTGAAGAAGAAGGAATCATCGGTGATGTCCGAGAGGTGTCTGATGAAGTTCCTGCAAAGGAAAATGAAGAAGGTGAAGAAATCACTTCTGACTTAGAAGAAGAAAAAGAGGAAATGGCTTATGCAACTAAAGAGGAATTATCTTCTGCGGTTGAGGAAATGAAATCTATGATTGAAGAAATCAAAGCTATGGTATCTCCTAAAGAAGAAATGTCAGACGATGACGAAGAACTTTCTGCAAACATTAAGGAAGAATTATCTGCACCAGCTGCTGAGCCAATTAAGCACAGTCCTGAAGCAGAATCTGCGCAAGTAGAACAAAAAGTTTTTGCTCAAAGTAAAGTAAGAACGACCCTCGATAGAGTAATTAGTAAATTAAATAAATAAAAAATGAGTTTAGAAAAAGTAAATCTCGCAACAACCACAAACATCACGACTACTTATGCTGGTCAGTTTGCTGGCGAATATATTGCTGCAGCACTTCTCTCGGCATCGACTATTGATGATGGAGGGTTGACTATTAAGGGCAATATCGCATATAAAGAAGTAATCAAGAAGTTAGCTACTACTGAATTAGTATCTGCTGCATCTTGTGACTTCACACCAACCTCTACTATCACATTGACAGAAAGAGTATTGCAACCTACAGAGCTACAAGTTAACTTACAACTTTGTAAGAAAGACTTCATTAGCGATTGGGAAGCTCAATCAATGGGTTTTGGAATGGCACAAACATTACCTCCTAAATTTTCTGACTTTATGTTAGCTCACGTAGCTGCTGAAGTTGCTCAATCAAATGAGTTGAATCTTTGGAAAGGTGATACTGCTGCCGCTTCAAATAACGCTTATGATGGATTTGAGAAGTTGTTAGCTGCTGATGCTGGAGTTGTAGACGTTGCTGCGGTTGCAGGAGGTCTTGATGCTGCAAACATCATCGCTGAATTAGGAAAAGTTGTTGATGCAATTCCTTCTGCCTTATATGGTAAGGAAGATTTGTTTATCTACGTTGGTTCAGCTGCTGCTAAGTTCTATGTTCAAGCATTAGGAGGATTTGTTGCTAATGGTCTTGGAGCTAATGGTGTGAACAATATGGGAACACAATGGTGGAACAACGGAAGTTTGACTGTTAACGGAGTTAAAATCTTTGTTTGTCC